TTCTCCAATTGATAAGCGTGTTGATGTGGAGCATTTACTTTCTTACTTGGACGAGTCTGTCCAGAATGCGGTAGACGCACGCAGGGAATGGCAGGACAACTTAGAGACTTGGTACAAGCAGTACCGTGGAATATTATATGAGAAGTCATTTCCTTGGGAGGGATGTTCTAACTTACACGTTCCCATTACAGGAATACTGGTAGAGACTTTAACCAGTAGAATGATTAATCCTATATTCTCATCACAGCCGTTTGTGACGGCAAAAGGGGCGAGTGCAGCAGGCAGACAGCTTGACTTACCGCCCAACGAGGGGAATGCCCCTCGACCATTATCTGATCACGACAAAGCACGTGACGTAGAGAACATGCTCCACTACGTAATGAATCAGCGTATCAATGTGTACCCGAAGGTACAGGACTGGATACGAGAAGCATTTATTTACGGACGTGGTGTAATGAAAGTTATATGGCGTAAGGATATCCGTAAGTACACACGCCATATGTCGCAGAAGGATGTGCAGTTAGACATACAGACTGCACAGTCTGAAATGCAGAATGGTAACATGAGCCATGAGATTGTAGAGTTCATGGATCAGATGACGTTCTTGGCACAGAACCATGATTTCATTAATCACCCTTTTGTAGAAGTAGAAAGAGAAGAGATAGTTTACAACAATCCTGATTGGGTATTCATACCAGTTGAGGATTTTATTTTTCATCCACGAGCTATAGATATTCAGGATTCACCTTACGTAGCCCACAGGTTCAAGCGTGACATTGACGAGTTATTTAAAGAACAGGACATAGGCGTATATACGAATGTTGATTTACTGCCGATAGGATTAAACAACGATAGTGCAAGCCATATTAGTTCTCATGGGGACAAGTTGCTTGATGATGTACAGACGCTTGAAGAGGGTTATCAAAATGTAAGTAATGAAGCTACTGATGGATTAGAAGACATAGAAATAATTGAGTGGCATGGTAAGTATGATATTGACGGTGATGGACGCATGGAGGACATCATAGCAACGTTCTCACCGGGTGCTAAAGTTTTATTATCGGTACGTGAAACAGATTTATTACATGGGAAGAAACCCTTTGTTGAGATAAAGCCGTTTCCTACACCGGGCAGATTTGAGGCTCAGGGTGTCCCAGAACTTATTACAGATTTACAGCAGGAAATAAATGACATCCACAACATGCGTATCGATAACGGTACGATTACTAATGCTGTCATGTGGTGGTTCGATCCTAATTCTGACATAGATCCAGAGATCCATCGTCCCGGCCCAGGTCAGGGATTCCCTGCTGGCCCTAATCAATTCGGGATTGTACAAACAGGAGATATAAAACATTCTAGTTTCAAAGAAGAAGAACTCGTGCGTAGGCTTATTCAAGACCGCATTGGCGTATCTGATTTTGCGATCGGTAACGATACAACGGCTGTTGCCAATAAGACTGCGACTGGTATTTCTGCGATTGTCAATGAAGGCAACCAACGCCTTGAAATGATGTTGCGTAACATCAGCTTGGGTATTAATGAAGCTGTGTTGCAGACATTCCAGTTATTACAGCAATTTGGTGATGATGAAATTTTATACAGGGCGGTAGAGGACGCACAAGGTTCTCTGCGAAAGGTAACCGCAAAAGAAATCATGGGGCAGTGGGACATAGAGCTGACTGCCAACACGGTTAACACAAACAGATTAATTAAGTTACAGGAGTTACAGCAACAGCTTGAGCTTGCAATGAGAGCTGGCCCTGAACATATTAATGTAGCTCCTTTGCTTAGAGATTTTTTCCGTAAGTCAGGTTCTAAGATTACAGACGAAGTAGTATTGCCAGAAGTTCAATCTGTATTAATGCAGGCACAACAGACTCCTGAATTACTAATGATGTTAAAACAACAAGTAGACGCACTAGCCCAGCAAGCTGGGTTGATTCCCCCCCCACAAGCACAGGGAGCAGAGGGTGTACCCCCTACACCCCAAGCTCCTATGCCTGCTGGAGGAGGTGGGGGATTTGATTGGCAAGCGTTATTACAACAGGTAGCCCCAATGTTACAACAGTTCTTAGGCGGTATGGGTGGTCAGCCACAGCAACCACAAATGCCACCGCAACAACCACCTCAACCACCAGTACAATAATATGGCTGATAAGAAAAAACCTTGGCAGAAAACGCTTAAAGATTATTTATATAAAGCTGTCCCAAGCAAAATTAAAAAAATTAAAAAGCTTGCTAAAAGTCTTAAGAACATTGACATGTTAGATAATCCAAACAAAGCTCTGAAGAAAGAAGGCCTTAAAATAGATAAGAAGACTGGGAAGGTAAGGGAACTACCATCTTTAGAGGGAATCAAAGAAGGCGTTAAGAAGGCGGTAGCGGATAAAAAGAAAGTAGTAGAGATTAAAACTGGAAAACCATTAACCAGAAAAACAAAACCAAAACAAAAACAAAAACAAAAATCAAAGTTAAAAGATAAGTTGATTACAGGTACTGCTGGAGTGGCAGCTCTTGGTGCAGGGGCAAGTCTTTATAAGAGTGGCGAAAAAATGGGTGAATATAAAGAACGACAGAAAATGCATGATAAGGATCTTAAGTACTTTAGGAAAGAACAACAGAGGTTAAAGGAAAAGAGTCGAGAGAAGAAGAAGAAGCCTTTAAATTTGAATAAGAAGAATAGGGGAGTTTGGGTCTGATGCCTAACAATGACAAGCCAACATGGAAAGAGATTAAACAGAATCCTTATGTTGGTAGAGCTACAGAAGCAGTTAAGTTTTGGTGGGGCGATAACCCAAAAGACATTGCTACGGAAATGGTAAAAGATGCATTGTTATTTGGTACGGCTCGTAAGGTTTATAAGGTTGGCAAAAAGGGATTGTCGGAATCAAAGACAGTCCAAGATCTAATAAAGAAGTCCAACCAACATGGTGATGCAATTATAAAGACGGTTCAGTCTAAGTGGAATAATCAGTTTCCTCAAACAGTTCCTGATACAACGGTTACTATTACCAAGAAGACAAAGAAGACAACTCCAGTAAAGAAGAAAACGCCAACGCCAAGGTATGATCCTAAACGAGATGTTAATGTTAGTCAGACAGAGAAAAAGAAGAGAAGGCGAACTAATGTTGAGCTTGGTAAACATAGATCTAGAAAAGGAAGATAACTAATGACTGATTGGACATCCGCAGACGCATATATACCTAAGAGATATAAGAAATTATATGAAGCAGCAAACGAGATTGCTCCTACTGTTTATAAGATGACCAAGGATGGTTTCAAGTCAGCTACAAAAATTACTAAGAAGCCAAAGACAGTTGATAAGTCTGCTACTAAGAAGCCGTCATTGATGAAGAGGGCTTTTGGAGATATGGCATGGCATGGTGGCAAAAAGACTAAAAAGGATAAGACTACTAACAAGAAGAAAAGCACTGTGCTTCATAGAGGGCCAGTAACAGATTTAGACAAACAGAAAGCTGGCAAGGGTAATGTAGTTAGCATAAAAAATACGAAAGATACTAGTTCTCTTAAGATAGAAACTCCAGATTTGAAGATTGTTAAAACGACACCGAAGCCTCAGTCTAAAGCAGGCAGACCTAAGAAAGTAGATCCGAATGCTAATCCAATAAGTGAGGGATTGGGATTTGGATTTACTAGTCCTAAAAAATTAGCAGCTCAGCAAAAAAGGGCGGCAAAGAAAAAAGCTACAGGTAATGTCTATGGTCATCCATTGAAGAGAGATGTCGTTACCGTCAAGGGTGGTGGTACGAAGAGAGGTGATATTGCAAAGGGCAGACCATCTACTGATATGCAAAGATATGATAAGACAACTGGGAAACCGTTGAGAGAGGGACTTACTATAGGGAGAGGGGAACCTATGTCTCGTGGTACTAAACCTAAACCAATTGCTGGACAGCCAAAAAAAAGGAGAAAAAATAATGGCTCGTAAGAAGAAGAATCAGGTAGTTCCATATAAAAAGAAGGGGATGACTTTTAAAGATGCTACCAATTGGCTTGTCCCGAAAAAACTTAAAAAGGTTGGGGAAGGAATCAAGAAGGTTAGAACTAAAATTAGTGAGGCTGCAAAGAGGAGAGCTGATGCCAAAGCCGCTGCCCAAAAACCGATGGATGATTATATTGCTGGTACTGGGAAGATACCTACCAAGTCTATGGCTAAGTCAGGGAAACTGGATGTTGGCACAGGGGGACGTGCAAAACTAGCAGGCGGTGAAGTAAAACACACTAGTAAAAGTAAGACACAAAAATATTCCCCAGATAAACCTACTGGTGGTTACAAGCCCGGTAGTGTGGTAGCTAAAACTCAGAAGAAAACTTTACATGGTGGTAAGCTTTCTTCTTCGCAGAAAAAGTTGGACACGTTGGCGAAGGAGAAAGAAAAAATACGTAATAGTAATATGACTATGCAGCAGAAAAAAGATGCTATGTCTGAATTAAATAAAAAGAAAGAAGCGTCAGATATTCGGACAGCAGGGCAAAAGAAGAGTTCAGAATATCTGGATACTCCAGAAGGTCAAAAGGCTTACCAGAAAAAGGTACAAGTAAGGAAGGATATAAGCAAAAAGAGGAAAGAAACTTACTAAGTATGCTACAGAAATACCTCAGAGTGAGTAAACAGCAAGACGACAAGCTACTCCACTTACGGAAACTGGAAGGTGTCATAAACACTCCGCACTGGCAGGAAGTACGTGAGGAAATGGAGGACAGCTTGTTGAAGGAGTATATGAGGATAGAGGAGTGTAACACAATAGAAGAGTTCATACAGGTCAAGGCAAACATATTCGCATTGAAGCGTTTGGCTGGACTCAATGGACTCGTTGAGACTGTTCATGGTAGACGGCTCAGGGTTCGCCCTCCTCAAGGGCAGATGAAATAGGAGAACTACAATGGCTACAAAAAAAGCAGCACCGTCAGGAAAGAAAGTTGTTACAAATGAAACTATTCTTGAGCAAGAATCGGATTCGGCACCCGGTATAGCAGATGATTACGATCCAGCAAAACTGGAGAATACTGCATCTGAGATGGGACATTCATTAGGGTTGGACGATGTTGCGTCTACGGATCTTGATTGGTCTGATATGGCTCCAGTAAAGGAGTTTGATAGTCCAAATCAACCACCGCAAGAGCAACCACA